CTGAAGCTGCTCTAGCGTCTTTATCAGCATTGGCGAACTTATCAAAGCTTTCTCCGTTTGCTGCGGCTTGCTCTAAAGTAACAGTCTTACTAGGTCCTGCAACAACTGGGGGCTGGTTTTGCTTAGCTTTTATTCCCTTTACTCCATCGGTTATACCTATATTAATCTTTAGTGATTCAATAAGCTCTCCGGTCGAAACAACATCCATCCTGCAGTCATAACCTCCGTCAGGTCTTAAAGACCATGAGAAGTTTTTTATAAGTCCGTACATACCATCGTAGTTGTAACGGTACTTTAGTCTCTGGTCTAATAACTGTTTGGTTATATCACTTCTTTTTTTCTTAGTGCCAAAAAAATCAATCCCATAAGCGCCGACTGAATCGGTTTTTGCTGACCCATCTTCTTCGTACAGGTACCGGGAGTGGCCCCATTCTAGTAACGCGGTATACCCTGGTCTCATATATAGTACCTCCAATACTTCAAGCTGTTGGACTGTCCAGCAAACAAAGTTTACTGTCGCCGTCCTTACTGAACCGAACGTGTTATGAGTCCTTAGATTCATAGAAAGAATGCCCGGTAAGGGCCTGATTCCTTGAGTTGTAGAATCTTCATACCCCGGGAGGTCGGGTAATCCTTTTGATTGTATAATTTGACTCAGTTGATCGGGCGATTGAATTTCAGTCAAGTTAAAGAGTACGTTTTCCCTGGCTAAGACATCCCCGGTGAGGTTTTCATCCCCTAGCAATGTTCTTGCTATTCTTTTTCCGGCCTTACTATTGTCTATATTTACACCCGATGATAGTTTAATCCAAGGAGTTTTTTCAAAGTAGTACCCGTAAGCAAGGTCGGGTCTAGCTAGCCTGTATTGATCCCCGATTACGTCTTGCCGGAGCAGTATTTGAGCTGCAGCTAATGAATCGATAGGTTTTCCTACTTCAAAGCTCATCTTGTAACGTTTACATTTTCATATGTCTGTAATACTCTCACCAGAGGGTAAGGTATTCTTATCTGTAATCCAGGTTCAATGTTAAGAGTATCTTTTCTTACGTTTGGATTAGCGCTAGCTATCGCCCACCAGTAGTCGGTGCTTTTGTAGAACTGCTGTGATAGGAGATCAAACCGATCTCCGGTTGTTGAAATAACGTAGTAGTCGGTTTCAGCTTCAGCTATGTAAGGGTATATGACTGTAGCTTTGTAGGGCGTATCAGTTCCTATAACTTCTATTTCTCTATATCTTTCCATATTATTACGCTAGAGTTCCTGGTTGTAGATCTTCAGAGATTGCAACACCTTGCAAATTACGGTCTCTATTGGAATTAATATAAGGAAGGTTGCCGCCTGGGGTTGTAAATCTTTGCGGTAGCAGGTTTTGAATAACTGTAAAGTTTAACTGAATGTTTAAGACTTGCGGGAGAAAAGTATTTTTGTGCACCCCGTCCGACCATGGAACTTCGTCACTAAGGGATACGTTAGCGGAGTTCAAAAACCCGCATGCTTGTATGTAATCTCCTACTCTAATTTTTAAGAACGTTCCTTCTGCTAGTCCTGAGAAGTCATTGTATCTCGGGGCAGTGTAGGAGACTAGGGAATTTACTTTCTCGTATATGGGATACTGATCCGATAGCTGTAACATAGGGACGGTTAATGTAAAAGATAGAGTCCTACTAAATTTTGAGTATGTATACAGACTTTCACCCCTACCTACGTAATCGACCGGAGACCAGGCTCCTGCAAAGCTATCGGATAACCCTGCAATAAAACCTCTAAATATAATTAGAGATGCAGGGTCATTATATATCTGAAACACCACCGGCATGGTGTCGTAAACTGCAGGATCAGTTTTTAAGGAAGTTTGATTAGGTACTCCTTCAATAGCTTCAGTTTTGTTCTGCGGGCCGCCAATAGTTCCTGCTACGTTACCGGTACCGGTACTGTATATAAGATCCTGACTAGCTTCTCTTCTGCCGGTAGCTGATCTTACATTCTGTATAGTGATCTTACCGCTGTACTTGGCTTGTGAAGCTGCTTCATTTACGTTGGTGTACTTCCGGCTTGAGGCAGGAGGTACAAAGTGAGTACCGGTGCCGTTGACTGCAACCTGACCTATGATATTTCCTAGTGCGGTTGCTGTGTTGAGTAACCGGCTCCCGATAGGCTGACTGGACTGTAGTAGTGCTTGCTTGGCAGTAAAGAGAGCTCCTTTGGTACTGAGTAGAAAACTAGTTACCCTAGTAACGTCATCGATCTGACCTTGTAGTAGGTTGCTAGCTTTAACACCAGGATTATTTATATCCTTCTGTACAGCCGGGCCATTGCCCTGGTAGGTAAGGGACTTTAATTCAGTTTTAAGGTCTAATAGTGGCATCTTAGTTTACTCTGTAGTTAGTTACTGCCAACCCTTGACCTAACCTGTTGCCATCAAGCATCAGTTTTACCTCCCTCTCGGCTAACCTTGTAAGGAAACCTTCTTGTTTTTCTGCACGCTGGCTATCAACCTCTTTCTTCTTTTCGCTCTCTGCTTTTTCTCTTTCTTCTTTCCTGTCCAGATAGCCCATGAATCCTCCAATAACCACTCCTACTCCAGCTCCTACAGCTGTTCCGATACCTGGGATTACTGAGCCTATCATAGCACCAGTACCTCCGTATTGAAGTGCGCTACCTGCTACTCCTAATCCCATCGCAGCTCCGCTTTCCGGATCCTGGCTATCGGCGGCTGCATTAAGAGCCATACCGCCTACTAGACCCGCTGCGCCTGCTCTTAGTCCAATTTTAGCAGTGCGGCTAAGTCCTTTAACACCGGTGGCTCCGCCGTCGCCTACTCCGCCTGCAGCGCCAGGGATTCCTACTTCTTGAGTAAACATAGGGAACATCCGTGCAGCTCCTCTCAAGCCTGTAAAAGCTTTTAGAGCTCCTAAAAGACCTGCTACACTAGCTATTGCCATAACACTCACTCCAGCGAAAGGTGATTCAGCAAAACCCTTAACCATTCCTGCTATCCCATCAATAATAGGTTCCATCTTACTAAAGATGTCAGTAAAGATGGTTTGTAGCTTTCTAACAGCTTGTTCAAAGTTTTTAGTAGCGTTTTCCTGTGCTTGTATTTCTTCTAACGCCGCCCCTAAAGTCTTGACTCTATCACCGTCAGTCTTCATTAATTCCTGAGCAGCTCTTAGTTGGTTAGAGGTTGCTTTTTCTCCTTCAGCGCCAAGTTGGTTGATTGCCTCCTGCTTTAAAAGCATTTCTGACATCTGGTCGACGTTAAGACCTAGTGACTGGGCGAGAGATTGACGAGCAAGAACGTTCATGTTCTCAAATTCATTCAAGCTTCCAGCTGCGTTTGCAATCTCCCGCATCAAAGTGTTCTGATCTCCGGTAAGTGCTGCTGCTCTAGCTTTTTCTAAGTTAAGCTGCTTGCCCGTTAGTAGTTCTGCTTCAAGTTCGGCACCGATTGAGGTTTCAAAATCAAGCAGACTACTAGCGATTCCGTTTAGATTGTTGAGCTCTAAACCAAATCTTTTTGCCTGGACTACTGCTTGGGTTAGTTTCTCGGGTGATCTACCTAAAGTAACTACTGTACTGGCTGAAAGCTTGCCTATCTCTTCATATACATCTTTTAGACTAAGATTTATGCTGTTTGCCTTAAGAGTAGGTATCAAAGCATTAGCTATACTCTCTCGATAGCCTTCAGCTGACTGACCTAAACCTACTGCTATCCTAGCTAGGCCTCCTGCTGCTTCTTTGGTAAGCCCTATAAACTCAGTAGCTTTAACAAAATCTTCAGCAAACTCATTGCTAAACAGGACGTTAGTTCCTAGAGCTTGACCAAGATCAACAGTAGCCTGGGTTAATCTCTCTGCGTCAATTCTGGTATTACCTAGCGAGTATTCTTCAAATTGTTCTCTTAAGTCTCTGGATGCAGCTACTCCTTGGCCTAGAGTCTTAGAAAGAGTAAATACATCATTATTTACACCCAGTAGACTTTTTCCTAGCCCTGCTACCGACAGAGTGGCAGTCAGCTTGCTTAAAAGACCTGTTAATCCAAGGGTTTCTTTTAAAGAAGTTAGAGCTTTTTTGTTATTTTTTTCCTTTTGTACTTGGGCTGCAAGTTGTTCGTTATCGATTTTTAACTCAGCCTGCTTTTCACTAAGTAATTCAGCTGACGCTTCAAGCGCTTTTGCCTGTAGAGCTAATTTCTTAGCTTGACTCTTGTTGCCTTCTTTTTCAAATACGTCTGCCTGTGCTTGTAGATCAAGTGCTTTAACTTGATTTGAAAGAATTTTACTTCCAAAGCTTCTGTAAAGAGCTGTATTTTCAGTTAACTGCTTTTGTAACTCAGCTTGTTCCTCTAACCTCTTATTTTGAAGTCCGAAGATATCAGTAAGTTCCTGAGCTTGTTTATTTTGTTCGTCAGCCATGCAAGTCTATATACATATAAATAGAAACCTCCTACTTTCTAGCAACTTTAGTACTGTAGGTAGGGGAACTAATAGCGGGACCTAAAGGCTTAGTGTTTTGAGCTGTAGCTTTTTGGATATTTTGAGATTTTTCAATGTTCTCGTTTTCATCTTGATAGTGCTTTTCAATCATTCTAAAAGTAAGTTTTCTAAGCCATATCGGCATGTTGTAAACTGTCTCCCAGTTGTACCCGCCTTTGCCATGAAATACTATTTCATGAAGTTGTGTAAATAGGAAAGTCCTATACTCAGGCGTCAGGCCAAAAAAAGCTAAGACCGATCGGAAGATCGACGTCCTCCTCTACGCCATTGATTACTAGCCTGGTTGTATAATCGATTCCAGGTAGCAGTGAACTGTAATACTCTCTAAACGCTCTAGCTTCTTTAGCCAAAAATGCATTATCAATAAAGTCTCTGATGTCTTTCACTTCTCTGGATCCGTTGATAGATGTGATAGTGTATTTTAGACGTGTGGTAACTTGGGTAGAAGACTCTTGGTTAACTTTCTGTAGACCTTTTATCTCTGTGTCTATCTTACCTTCATCTCCGTGGCTAAGCAGCTTGAAGGTAATCACGTTCCCGGTATCCGGTAGTGTAAAAGTAAACTCGTTAACTCCGGCGGAATACTCTTTTTCGTTAATTACCTTAGATTGGTAAGAGGTAAGGTCTACCTTATGTTCTTTACCCTTATACGCAAACGAATACTCCTTACCGTAGGAAAGTATTCTAGCTGCTAGCATTAAAGCATCTCTATCTCCGATCAGTAGATCATTGTAGTTAATAGGAGAAACGATCATTGATTGCAAAAGCTTGTCGATTGCAATACCTTGACGAAGGTAATTCTGATTGGTAAGTATGTCCTCTTCTTTAGCGGTCATATACTTCATTTCAATTTTACCGCTTGATAGAGGACTGTCGGCTGGGTATACTAGTCCTTTAGAGGGAAGTTCAACGACTTCGGTTGGTATATTAAATGCCATATTTTAAATAACTTTAGTTTCTTATATATAAATATATTAAAATAAAAAACCCGGCCATTTAGACCGGGCTTGTATTTTTTATAAAGACTAAATCTTTAGAAGTTCAGTACGCAATAATCCATTGCAAGCTGCAGTTCAACGTTGATGGCATCCTCTGTAGACCAGTTGTACTGACCGAAGTTAGAAGAGACTACAAATGAACCTTTGATGATCCACTCACCGATTATATCACCTACTGGTCCCAAAGCATTCAAGGTGACGTCCTTCTTATAGAAGTCCGAGTACCCGGCCCGGCCAGTAACTGACTCGTATCCAAGTCTAGCCCACTCCATGACCGCCTGTGCACCTGAAGGTGTGATGGGGTCATAAAGGCTGAGGGTCATGTTCTGCCACTCTCTCTTACCTCTAATCTTTCTGTAAGTGTTGATGTGATCAAGCTTGATGACACCGTCTGTGAAGGAAGGTGAAGAGACACTCTTAACCAAGTAAGATGGAATTCCATCGATGTACATAATAAATCTGTTAGCTACCTTCGGCTCGAAGGCTGTAAACATAATTTCGTTTGGATCTAGTACTGGCATTTTGCTGGTCTGATTATTTAATTATAAATAGCTTATACGTTAAATGTTGCTCCCGTAGGCTGGACTACAAAGTCTAGTACGATGAATTCTGCTGTCTTGGCAGGTTGGATGAAGATCTGACCTACAAGCTGGTTGCGGTCAATAACATCGGCAGTGTTGTTGGTGTCGTCCATTAACACTCTATAAGCGTAAAGTCCTTGTCTCTGTACTACAGTCTCAAGGTATGGGGTAACGGCGGCAAGGAATCTGTTGCGGGTAGCGATTGTGTTCTGCTCAAATACTAAAGTGTTGGCCTGGTCACCGATAAAGTTCTTAAGGTTGATAAGAAGTCTGCGGACGTTGACCCGGTCTAGAGCCGAAGCCTTAGTCTGCAAGGTCTTCTGACCGTAAGCAACTACTCCTGAACCTGGGAAGGTAGCGATTGGGTTAACTTTGCCTAAGTAAAGAGTATCTCTGTCTGACTGAGAAAGCTTTCTTTCAGCCATAACTACTGAAGGAATTCCCCCTCTTAGTAGACCTGCTGGTGCGAACCATTCTGCTCCTACTCTGTCGTTGAAGGCGAATACGCCTCCTAGGACCGTTGAAGCAGGTGCCCAAACGTTTTTACCTAACTCGTTGTTTGCTACCTTAACCCAGGGCCAGTAAGCGGCAGCAAATGAGCTGTTCATTCCTCCGGCTTGGGTGGTTGCAGTGGCAGTTGAGCTGCCGTACCCTACCGGGTCAACAACGTAAATTGCGTCTCCTCTAGTCTCTACTAAGTCGATAAACTGGGTTACTACTGAAGAGTGAAGATCCTTAGTCAGACCTGGTGTCAGTAAGACGTTAAACCTGTATTCGTCTCTGTTAGCAAGAGTTGCGATTGCCGTATCGTAGGCAGTGGAAGGTGCAATACCCTGACTGTCGTTAGCTGCTAGGTTAACAAACTGTGCTTGAAGGCCGGCTTGAAATAGTGTACCGGTTCCGCTGGCAAAAGCTCCGTTGATAGATCCGCTACCGATTGCAAAGTTTGCAAAAGAAGCTGAGTATTCTGTATTAACTACTCCGTTATTATCCAGATAGTCAGGCATTTTAGTATTGACGCTTGATACGTAGACGTACTTAGAGGCGTTAGGATATTCACCTTCCACTAATACTGAATCACCTTGGTTAGTCCGATACTGGTCCCCGATTACTCTTGCAACGTAGTTAGTTGACTTAGGGTCTAAGGAAAGATTTTGATAAGATTCAAGAACGATTTTGTTCTTTTCGTTATCATCCCCTCTTCTAATAATAAGTGAGAAAGTACCTTGCTGGATATTCTTTGAAGTAACTTCGTATCTGATGTTATCAGCTGAGCCGCTCGCAAGAGAGTTATTTGTACCTACAGAGCTGCTGTTATTCATTAT